TCCATCAGAATAATTTGTGAATTTCTGATTTGAAAATTTTATTTTGGGGGGTTAGGTTTTAGCTTTTCCTATCCTCAAGTTTTGTTAGCTCATACCACCCATCAAAAAGAGGGGTGTCCAATCTTTGCTTAGTTTTGTTATGGGTAATAGCAAAATTTTTAAACTGAGCAAAACTTTCAAGTGTGGAGTAGAAAGAATTTAGATCCTCCCACCCTGCGGTAACCTTAAGCCTTATCTTGTTTGCTTTTCTGTTAGTCATGTTTAATAGTCTCCACTTGATAAACATTCGCATCCATACCCATTGTGAAAGGCTTCAACGATGTCTTTAGTTTCTTGAGTTACTTGACTAGCAAAACCGTAAGCAAGCTTTTCTTTATAGGCTATAAGATCGGCATATGTGGGGTAATCCTCTTCATATAAAAACACCTCATGAGTAATTAAATAATGACCGTCAGAGGTCTTATATTCAATCTCAATAAAGCAAGTCGGTAAGGTAGCATTAATGCATTGCTTACCATAATAGAAAACATTTTCAATAATCTTTTCTACATGGGGTTTTAAATCCCCATTATCATCAATCAATTCCTTTTTAAATTCCATAGCTAATTTTGTAGGTACGGATTTAATGTAAGAAGTTGAACGGATGACATAAAAATCGTCATCAAAAGCCATAATAAATTGACTAATAAAGTGTACAAAGAAAGGTTTATAAGCCTTTCATATAACCCTAATAAATAGGGCTATAAGCAAGGATTAAAATCTAAATTAATTAATTTTATTTGTAATTAAAAAACCCTCTATAAATGCCCTAACACAATCCATTTTTTCAGAGTCTAGACTTTCATATGGTGTACTGTTCAGACATAATCCGCCACTACTCTCAAGGATGGTATCTATATAGTAAGAATGCCCATAATTAGGGTTTATGCATCCTGTAAAATGAAATACGATTAAATACTTATAAGTATTGTTTTTGATCCATTCTTTAGGTGTGTTCGAATCTCTCTTTGCTTTCTTGATATAAATATCAATGGGTTTATTTTGGTCGGTAGTCTCTGAATAAATAGCACTAACCGCATTGTATTTAGTTTTGATTGATTCCATAATAAATAGAAATAAAAGGATAATTAAAAGGTTTTTAAGCCTTTCATATAACGCCTAATAAATAGACGTTATAAGCAAGGATTAATTAAGTTTTAAGCTATTAAAGGGACGTATTTCGCTGTATTTCCATGAGCATTAATATAAATATTTTTCCCACGTTTTGAACCACTACCCGAACACATAGAACATAGTTCACAACTGGTCTTTTTGCCAGCCTCTATAGATGCTGGGCAATTTATAAAACCTTGAGGTGCAACAGTGTCTTTATGTTTAACTAAGAAACAATTAAAACCTAAATCACTTGCATATAAATAGTCATCGAAGGTATCGCATGATGCTTGTAATACATTCTTAAAATCAATAGCAAAATCGTGTCTATATTGATGGCTGTAACCAGTATGAGACTTGCAGACACTTAGTAAAGGATTCCAAACACTTAAAGGAATCATTGTAGGATCTCCGGCGGATCCCATTCTTAAAGATCTATTTTTAATTAGATTTAAATCTGAATTAGAAAAATAATCATAGCGTCCGGCTTTATATGACTTCCAAACTTGCAAAGGTGCTTGGAACCATTTAACGTAACAACTTCCATTGTTATAACCAGCATGGGGACAATCTCCACATACGCCACGATTTAAACCGTTTTTATGTGCTTCATTAGGTTTGTGGTCTTGCAATAAGATCCAAGTTTGTAGCATATCCCCAGTTTTTTCATTACTTGTTGAGGTTTTTAAACCTGTAATAATACATACAATTTTTTGGCCGGTTAATGGGCTTATGCCCTCGAATAAAATACGACCGTTTTGGTTAAATTTGTTTTGCATAATCTTTAATAAATAAGATCGAATAAAAGAGTTAAAAAACTCATATAAATATAATAGCCGAACTTAATAACAAAATCAAAACTTATTAATATTAATTGTTTTAAGTTTTCAACAGAGTTTTCCACTTTCCTAACATATGGCCGCAAAGCCTCTAAACACAGCGAAAAACGCCAAAAAAGGGACAAAAAAAGGGTAAAAAGTACAATTATTTGCACATTTTGTCAAATATTCTTTACAAAACCGGGAAAAACTTTACATTTTGTTGTAAATCCGCCTAATTTTGGAGAAAAGTTACATATTTATTGAGAATATTAAGGAAATATTAAAAAAAGTTGTAAAACTTCATAAAAAACGTCAAATTTTGCCTATTTTTGCAGTACTGTCTACAACACAGTACTACATTCTGTAATATTTCGCCAAAAACGGCTTGAAAACGTGTCAAATACCCTTCATATACTGTAATATTTGCCCTATATATTTCTTTTTTTTGTTACAACGCAACAATTTGTTAAGGCCGGGCCTGACACCTACAATTTTTTTTACCCCAATTTAGGGTTTTTAAAGGCGTTTTAGGGGGAGAATGTATAGAACTTAAAATTAAACCTATAGATCTATTAATTATTTAAAAATGCCTGTATCTCCACAGGATTTCGAGTTATATTCACGAGTAACTGGAGCTCCAATGCCTACTGATGCCATGTCTCGCATGCAAATGGCTCCTGAAGTGTTTCAATTTACAAGAAACTTCGCAAGAAAACCAAATTTATTAGAAAAAACAGGGAATTTAGTAAAAACTGTAGGAAAAATAGGTCTTATGGGACTTGGTGAGGGATATAGACAGTCACAGGCTAATGAACAAAGAGCAATTCAGGAAAGTTTACGTAATAGTGCTGATAAAGCTGAATCTGAATCTGTGACTATGGATGATCCTATAGAGGAAGTAAAAGATACCCCTGCTATGGCAAAAATAAGACTACAAATGAAGGCAGACGAAATAAAACATCAAAATAAACTAGAAATTGAGGACAGAAGGGATGAAAGAGCAAGATTGTCAGGAAAAGTGCAAGAACCTACGACTGCCGATAATTATGGTCTAGATCGTGTACAAAATCAGACCGCACGTGCTGTAATTAATAAAAAAATGGATCAAGGATCCCAGATATCTGATAGAACTCCAAATGTTGCAGAGGTTCTCAGTGAGTCTCAAGATAGTGCTCCAGTAGATGAAAGTTTTCCTATTGGAGATGCTAGAAGAAATATGAGATCAGTAGAGGAGATTGAGAAAAATTTGCAAGAAGATATGGAAACAGCAGGACTCACAAGAATTGGTGGTCCTGAAGGAGGAGTAGGTAAAAGTCAATTACAAAAGTTTTTAACTAAAAAAGGACTTGATAAGGCATTATTAGGGGCAATTTCAGAACGAATGACACCACAACCTCGTATTGGAGATGATTCACCTTTGGTTGATCATCCTGATTTACCAGGAGGAGAAGATGATATTAATCTTCCTAGTGGTACTAATACAAGTCCTACTGAGGATTTATCCAGTTTTTATAAAGAAATGAGAAAGATGGATGCTTTAGAAAGAATGGCAGAGCAAAGTCCATCAACTAAACAAATAGCTCTAAATGAGATGAATAAATCCAGAGAAGGATTTATGGCACAAGATGGTCCTAACAAACCTGCATATGATGCAAAGCAAAGAATAGGACAAAGAGCAAAAGATCAAATGCTTGCTCAAATGAAAAAAAATGAAGAAGATGAAGAAAGAATTAAAAAATTAAATTTAAATCAAGATAGACCAACAACGACTACTCCTGAGCAAAAAGAAAATTTTAAAAAATTAGTTGCTGCACAAGAGTTACAAAAAGTTTTTCCTGAGTCCCAAGATCGTAATCTCTTAGACCCTTTAGGGGTGTTAAATGACCCTAAATTTATGTCGGCTGTGAGACAAGGGCAAAATAAAGCACGTTTAGAGTCTAATCTTATTTCTGACAGAGTTGATGATTTTACCGCTAAATTTGTAGAGGGTGCTAAATCAGATATAGTCAGGGGTGCAAGAGGTAATAAATCATTAGGTATTACACGTATTCCGGCTACAAATGGAGATGCTCAAGTAGGTTTTGTTTTAGCTAATAAACCATTAGACCAATCTCCAACAACAGCAACAACTTATGGATTTGGTGTAGCACCCGGAGCCGAAAGTTTGTTAGATAATCAATTAAATAAAGATTCTTTTAGTGATTATATGCAAAGAGGTATGATGGAGGCGAAAAAAGGAATAAAAAGAAAAGCAGGAGAAATATTTGAGTTTTTACCTAAGAGTAGAAGAGTTGTTCAAGGAACTGCGAGTCTTGGTGACATCGTAATGTAACCTTTGCTAGATTTAAATTAACAAACAAAAAATTATGACTAAGTTTTTATTACCAATCGCAATTAAAGTAATCAACAAAGCAGTTGATAAACTTCCAGAGGATCTTGATGATCTTATTAAAAAATTTGTAATTTCCTTATTAAAAAAAGCAGCATCTAAGACTGGCAATAAAGTAGATGATTTACTTGTTGCACAATTAGAGAAAGCACTATTTGATTCCTGAATTATGGTTAAAATTACCAACCTGAATAGAAGATTAGGAAGTCCTGCCGATAAAGTTGTTCAGGAGGGTAAAAACCCTGCAAATCTTATTACAGGTCCGACAAGAGCTGCACGAGATTTTCGAAAACCCGATCCATTTTTAGGTAAATTTAAAAATAATCCTAGGAGTGATAGTTTTTATCAGATGTTTGCTGACCCTGAGATATCTCAAGAAGATATTGATAATAGAGTGGGATTTTATGGTAATACTTTTGAAGGAGAAAACAACGTAAGGGCTCAAGATTTTTTAAATAAATACTATGTTGCACTAGGGGGATCTAACACTGCTCAAGGTAAGGGACTAATTGAGGATGATAGAATAGTGTCACCAGAGAATTTAGGTCAATTGTCCTCACAACCAGCAACTGTCGGTAGTGGATTTGAGGATCCTAATGTAGTTGGTAGATTCCCAAGTAACTCGGTGGCAGTGTAATGACTACAGGAGCAAAACTATTAGCAGGTCAACAATTAGGTAAGTATTTTGATACTCTGTCAGGAGCTGTAGGTAAAGCAGCTAGTGCAGGAACACAAGGTGCATTGAGAGCTGGAACAGATAAATTTATGGCAGGAGTAGCACAAAAAGACTTACCAAGAATTTTAAGAAGTTCAGCAACTAGTATGCTACCAAAAGCTGCTGAAGCTGCAGGACGACTTGGTGTAGCAGGTTTAGGAGCCTATGGGCTCGATATGATATTTGATCAACAATCTGCACATACTCAACCAATGTCAGGTGGTACAGGGAATAAAGAAATGGATAATTTTTTAATGAGTCAGGCATTACAAAATCAAAAATTTATGCACGACATGGCTTTAGTACAAGCAAGAGCTGAGTCAAGAATTCCTGGGGCTCAATATTCCGGATCATTAAATCCTTTAGGACAAGAGAGAGCATTTGAAAAAAGTATATTAGATGAAGTAGGTGTTTTTGGTAGAGGTATTTATGGAACTGGTGCACGTTTATAGAAACTATAATTTAGAAAAGGTAAAAAATTATGATTCCAGGCGGACAAATTATAAGTGGAGCAGGAGCCATTGGTGGTGCTGGACAGGTACAAAGACCATATGGTCAACTGTTTGATACACCTTCAGAAGGTAATTTTAGAGGAGATGGTAAAGGGTATCTTGATAAGTTTATACAAGGATTTGAGGGATATAAACCAAGAGAGAAAAGTGAAGAAGAAAAGTTCTATGGAAATTTAAATCAACAATTAGGTTCTGGTAAAGAAGCATCTAGCTTTGAGGCTGGAGATAATTTAGTTGTTTATAACCCAGCTCAACAAGACCCTATTGTAATAGGAGGGCAACCTGGAAAAGAAGGTTATGGTGCAGCAATTGGAGCAGGAGTAGGAAGTATGTTTGGTCCGGTTGGTCGTTTTGCTGGTGGACTAATCGGTGGTCTTTTTTAAATATTTAAATGAATGCACTTGAAAAGCTAAAACAATTAGAACCTATTCAATTTAGGTATAAAAAAGAATTTGATCCAGAGCAAAAGTTAAGAGCAGGTTTTTCTGCACAACAAGTACAAAAGATTATTCCAGAGGCTGTTGTAGAAGAAGATGGAATTTTAATGCTAGATATGGACGTTTTAAAAAAATATATGCATGAAGCTAAAAAGCAGTTAAAGTCAAAGAATAGTTAATTTAGAATATTCGTAACAAGTATTTAGAAAGAAAAAATGGCAGTACCTTTGGCTGGAATGTTTATGCCAGCATTAGCTAAAGTAGGAGCTTTGAAATTACCCACGTTACTTAGGGCAGCTGGTGTTACTGCTGGAGCAGCACCTTCGTTGATGAGAGGAGATTTAGGAGGAGCAGTGATCGGTGGTGGATTAGGAGCTTTAGGTACTTTAGGATTAGGATCAACTGCAACTAACCTTGGGACAAGAGCTGGAATGAAAGCTGCACAAATGGCTGGTGGTGAAGGTCTTAAAGCAACCGCTGCAGGTATTTTAGGTAGAGCAGCTGTCCCTGTGGCAGGAGGTTTAGCTGCTGGAGGTTTAGCTGCTGGTATAGGTGGTAGACCAGTAAGTAATGTTGCACAAGGAGCTGCAGGACTTGCAGGATATGGAGCAGTGGGTGGAGAAGGTATGGGAGGAGTTCCATTACCACCCGGAATGGGTCCTTATGGAAATATTGGTCCATCCGGACTTCCTCTTGATGTTTTAAGTCCTCTTGGTTTAGAAGCTGGAAGAAGACTAAGAACTCAAAAAGATGCTGAATCACTTAGAGATGCAACAAATATTGTTCTTCCAACATTACGTAAGTTTTCTGAACAAGCTAAGAGAGATGATTTTGCAAGAAGTATGGCTGCAAGAGGTATTGCTCAAAACATCCAAACTAATGCTGCATTAACTCAAGGTATGGCAGCTGCTGCAAGACAAATGGGTACACAAGCTGCACAGCAAGCAGGAGCTGCTTTAACACAACAATACAGATATTAAGATGAGTGAAAATCTTTTTAATTACAACACTTCATTACCATTCGACGTCATTGGAACAGACATGACAACTGGTGGTAGGAATAGGGTTGTAAATAAAAAAACACAAAATCCAATTAAAGTACCAGAAAGTTTTAAAAATATAGAAGATGCAAAACGATTTTATGGTGAAGGTAATTTACCAAGTTTTCTACAAGGTGTAGAACCTCAACTTCCTGAAGGGACAGAAGTGTTACCAAGTGGAAAAATTGTAGATAAAAATAGACCAACTGGTGGAGGTAGAGTTCTAGCTGGAGCACAGGATTTTTTAAATTTATTATTAGGTAAGGATTCGGATTTAGATAGATTAGGTGGACTTTATAAAAAAGATGAATTTGATAAATATTACTATGACACTGGAACAGAATATGGAAATGTTGCAGATTTGACTGATAAAGATGCAATTTTAAGTCCTTATCAACAATTACAAACACAACAAGATGTTGAAGCTAAAACAGCTGAACCTAAGACTGCTTTGGAGAGTACAGAAGAATATTTAGATTTAATAAAAAAATCTCAAGATGAGCTTCTACCAGGTCAAAGAAAAAGAGCGAGAGCTGGTGCTATTGATGAATTTCTAAATTACACACTTACTGAACCTGTAAGACAAAGTTTATTAGACAGAGCTGGAAGATTAGCCAGTCAAAGATATTTAGATACAAGAGGTATTGTAGAAGCAATGCCTTCTAATGTTCAAAAAATTATGAAGTCTAAACAAGAACAACAAGCTTTAGCTGATGCTGGATTTGCTGCTCAAGCAGGAGCTATAGCAGGACAAACAGATGCAGCCACTAGGATGGCTGGTCTTGGATTGCAGCGTCGATTTGGTTGATTTAGAATTTAATTAAAAGTTTTTTAAAAACATGGGAAAGAAAGGAAGTCCAGCACCAAAAATAGTCAAACCTAAAAAGAAAAAGAAAAAGGGACCTAAATTTAAAAAAGTTCCCTCACAATCTTTACAAACACAAGTAGGATTAAACGAAGCTGCAAATAAACAACAATTGTTAAATATGGAGGCAGGTGCAGAATTAGACAGAATTAATGCAGAGTTTTTTACAGATCAAGATTTAAGAAGAACAAGAGCACAAGGAGCAGAGACTAGATTAGCTACACAGACAGCTGGACAAGAAACTAGAGCAACTGCAAGAGTGCAAGGACAAGAAGATCGTGCGATGGCAGCAACCACTGGTTTGGAATACAGGAGAGGATTAGAAACTGCTGGAGCACAAGACAGAGCAGCTATTAGAACTACCGGACAAGAAACTAGAGCAACTAGAGGTGAAGAGGGTAGACAAACTAGAGCAACACAAGGACAGCTATTAGCAGGTCAAGAAAGACAGATAGGTTTAAAAGGATTACAGGAAAGAGCAGCTATTAGAACTACTGGACAGGAAACTAGAGCTTTAGCACAAACAGAGGGTCAGCAGCAACGATTAACTGAACAGAGAAAGGGTATAGAACAAAGAGCAGGTATCAGAACAACAGGAGAACAGGAACGTGCTGGTATGAGAGTATCAGGACAAGAGGAACGTGCAAGATTACAAACTGCAGGAAGTGAGGAACGTAAAGGTGTAAGAACAAGAGGTCGTCAACAAAGAATGACAGATTTGCAACAAGAGATGTTTAGACGCTATAAAGAGAATAGAGATTTCGAACAAGCAACAGGTTCTTATAGAGTATGACAAAATGGGTTCAATCTTTGAATAATAAAGATCGTGAATCCTTTTTTGAATTTTGTAAAAAAACACCATCTCCTGTACAAATATATTTATTTTCTCGATTTTTAGGATTTCAAGGGACGATAGTGGAATGTTATGAATGGTCTAAAAAAGAATTTAAAAAACGAAATTTTAATCAAGTTTTAGAAAGTGAAATAGATAGTATGCGTGATGATATTGCAAAGTTAAGACAAGCAATTGATATGGGTATGGTCAAACAGGATATGGGTGCAGCCAGGATAGCAATGCTACAAAAAGAATTACGTGGAGCCATAAAACAAATTGATGATAAAAAAATATTAATGGATAAACAAGGATTAATTCTTGCTGGTGCTGATAGAGCTTTAAGAGAGATGTTATCAATTTTTAGAGATGATCCGATTGAAGGTCCATTACAAGAAGCATCAATGGGAGTCTGGACAAAAATATTACAAGAAGAATCTTAAGAGAAAATACGCTATGCTACGTTCATGGCAGGTACAAGTATTTACAGCGTTTATAGACGCACGGCTAGAGCAGCTGCAAAGCAACAAGTTGTTAAAAAAACTTCCAATGTAAATGTTGATAAGGCTAGAAAAAATTTTGCATATTTTTGTGATGCTGTAGGGGGAAAACCTCCAGCTAAACATCATCTTGAATGGCATAAGTATCTTTGCACTGGTGATGATAGTGTTTGTTTAAAAGGTATTGCTGGTCCGAATATAGATATTCTCGCTCCTAGAGGATCTGCTAAATCTACAGTTTTAGGTTTATATACAGCTTGGGCTATAGGTATTCATGCCTTAAATAAGATGCCTTTAAAAATTTTATATATCTCTTATACAGTTGATGTAGCTAGACCAAAAAGTGCAGCAATAAAAAGAATTATTGAAGAAAGTAAAATTTATAAAGAAATTTTTCCTATGGTAAAGATTGCTAAGGGAATAAATTCTAACGAATATTGGAGTATAGATTGGAAGTTTGCAGGAATAAAATCTACTGGTGAAGAGGAATTTAGTGTTTGCTGTGCAGGATTAAAAGGTGCTGTTACTTCAAAAAGATCACATCTTTGCATAATTGATGACGCAATAAAAAGTTCTGATGATATTAAAAATAAAGATATAAGACAGGCTATGGAAGATAACTGGAACGCAGTTATTGTTCCTACTATGTTTGAAGGTGCAAGAGCTATTTGTTTAGGAACTAGGTTTAGACATGATGACATTCACAACACTACTTTTTTACCTTCTGGTGGATGGAAACAAATCGTACAATCTGCAATTACTGTAGATGAAGAAGGAGAGGAAACATCTTACTGGCCGGATATGTGGTCACTTGAATATCTAAGTGAAAGAAGAAGAACTGCTCCAATTGCATTTAGTTTTCAGTATCAGAATCAAATTGTCCAGACTAGTGAATTATCTCTTTCTCCAGATTTAATTGTCAAAGGAACTATATCAACTGAATTCGATTCTTTAGGAGTAGGCGTTGATTTATCAGCTGGTGTTAGAGAACAAAATGATTATACAGTTTTTGTAATGGGAGGGAGAGTAAAAGATAAAATCCATATTATTGATTGTAAAAGAGTTAGGGTAATGGGTAATTTAGAAAAATTAGAACTTTTAATGGAGATGATGGAAGAATGGGGGATTATTCATAAAGATGGAAAAAATTATTTTCCTACAGGAAGTTCTATAGATGTTTGGTCTGAGGCAGTTGCATATCAAGCTTCTTTAGAGGCTGATTTTAAAAGAATATGTTTACAGGAACAAGGATTATACAATTTAATTTGGCATCCTGTAAAAGGATTTCGAGGAGATAAAGTTGCAAGATTTAGGGGAATTATGGGACTTTTTGAACAACGAAAAATAATTTTTAATAAATTTAGAAAGATGGGTCCTTTAACAGATGAGATTGTAAATTTTGGCGTTAGCTCACATGACGATTGTGTAGATGCTTTAGTCTGGCTATGTAATGGGTTAATGACTCGTGGAAAACTTGAGTTAGAGTATTGACCAATTAGACTATTACAATCAACAAACAATGGCACCAACGTATTACAAAGTCGAATTAGAGCAAGATGCTTATGGCTCTGCTGTAATCCCTCTACCTGATGAGCTATGCCACGACTTAGCACTTGAACCTAATGAAAGGTTTGAAGTAGAATGTGAAGGAGATGTGATTACGTTTAAACGTCTTCACGCTGGATACACCATTGATCAATAAACTAGGTTCTTAATCTAATGAGTGAAAGCAATAGCAAATCTGTTCTGGAAGATATGATCAAATCCGTCATCACAAGGGACGGTAAGGGAACTGCAGATACCATGCTAATTAGTTCTCACTTATCCCAAATGAAGATGTTTGGGATTAGACAAGGTGTTGAATATTATCCAATGCAAGATAATCTTGGAACCCAGAGATTTGATTTTATACAACAAGTAATTAAATTTAATCAACTTGATGCAAGATTAGATGCAATATGGGATAGATTTTTAGTTTATGGAAAAGGATTATTCTATATTAGACCTACGGAAAAATCTTATAGACTCTACTGGTTTAATAAAGACTCCTACAGAACTTATTATTCTCCAGAAGGAGATCTTGAAGAAGTAATAATTATTTATCCTTATAAAGTTAGATCTTCTAAAGGTTTTGCTGGAGTTGGTTTAAATACAGATAAAAGATATATGAGATTAAAAATTACAGCAAGTGAAGTTGAAGAATTTCATAGTGAACAAGAAATAACTTTTGAACAGGAAAATATAAATTTTGCTGCTTTTGATAAAAAAGTTGTAAAAAATAGTATGGAATTTATTCCTTGTGTGGAGGTATTTAATAATCCAGACGCATTTGGAACTGATGGAGCAGGGGAGTTTGATTTTTTATCTAACCAAATTGTTGCTCACGATGAAATGGTCAAAAATATAAGAGCAAATTTATCATTTTTTGGTAATCCAACTTTATTATCCTCTAGACCAAAACAAGATATTGTAGAATCTGATTCCGACACAGTTCAAAGACCAAGTATATCAAGTCAATCTGGTTTTGCTTCGGATGTAAATTTATTTAGTTCTACATATAAGCAGGATCCAGTATCAAGATCACAGGCTGGATATACAGGTAAACCCGGTAGTGGTATGAGGGTTCCTAGAGTTATTGCTAATTTAGAACCATCAGATCGTGTAGGTTTTATAACACCTAATCCTGTAGGGTCTGATCAGGCTAGATATACAGAACAATTAAGAAGTGAAATTAGATTAGCTCTTGGAGGAATCGACGATTTAAGTATTACTAATGTAACAGCAACTGAAATCAAATCAGCCTATGGACGAGTAAGTGCTACGGCTAAAAAGAAATGCTTACAGATTTATACCTATGGAATTTGTAGATGTTTTGAATTAATGATTTTTCATGAAGAACAAATTTTTAGAAAATCTCTTGCTTTTGCTGCAGGTTTAAAATTTCCTGTTGCTCCTGAAAATATAGAAGATGAAAAAGAATTAGAAAAAGAATTAGAAAGATATGATAAACAAAAACAAAAATATGAGGAAAAGTTACAGAGTGCAATTGCCGAAGCAGTTGAAAATCAAGACATTCCTGAAGGTGTTGTAGGACTTGCCCCCGATGGAGATAGAACGGTACTCTGGAGATGGATGGGTCCTGTCTATGAAGATACAGCACAGGATAAACTCAATCAATCTATCTTTACTAGGAACCTTCAAGAATTGGGGGTTGATAGTATAGAAGCACTGAAGTATTTATTTCCTTCTAAAACTGACGACGAAATTGCTGGAATGCTTTCCGGTTTTCCGTTCAGAATGGTTGGAGAAGTACAAAGGGCGTATTCTTCATTTATTGATCTTATCAATCAAGAAATGAGAACTCCGCACCCTCAGCAACCAAACCTACCAATGGCAGCTGATCCAAGATTGGATCTAACTCCATTTTTATACAGAACACTAGAAAGTTTACAAAAAGAGGTAACTTATGCAGGCCGATACCGCAGCTCAGACCCAATCAGCACCCCAAGTATCCCCGACCCAACAGACCAGCTACGTGGCTCAGAGTTCGGCTCAGGCTCCAGCAGTAGCAACTTCCCCCCAATGGGTAGCACCCCAAGCACAACAAGTGGCTCCGGCACCCCAAGTGCAAGCCCAGATGGGGGTGACGGGGTACCAATCCAGCCCTACAGCGTTCAGCCCCCAAGCACCAATGGGGACTCCACAAGCGGAGAATCCATACAAGGACGCATTCAACAGGGTAGTGGGGCTCCTGAGTTCACCAGTCCAATTCCCGTTCCAGGGTCAACAGTCTCAGACAAGTCCAGTTCTAGACCAGGGCAACTACGGATACCCACAAACAACCCAGTACAGCAGTCTGGGTCAGCAGACCTATACGCCTTCGATCAACAGCAGCCAGGAATATTACGACGATTATTCCCAAGTTTCTTCGGAGATATCGGAGGAGGCTCTTCTAGACGCAGGGGTAAGTGAAACTAGTCTTGAAGTAATTGATCATTTTGGTGCAGATGCTCCTGCAATTTTAAATGATTATGCTTGTCAGATTGAAGATTCATTAATCTTAACTAATAATCAGTTAAGCGAAGCTGTTGGCTTATTACAAGAAATGTCAGAAGAGCATAAAGCTTACGAACAAATTTTGACAGATCCTGATGTATTAGCTGATTACACATGTGAGTTCTTTGGACCAGAAGGACCATATCCAGTAGACGAAGATGGCTATGGATATGATTATGAGTATGAAGCAGACTATGGTGATCCTCAGTTTGCAGGTCAAGCTCCTTTAAGACCTGAGATGCCTATGCCTCCAACTCCACAGGCTCCAGCAGATGCTGAAGATTTTTGGGAAAATTTTGGAGGAGCAGCAGATCGTGACCCACAAAATGCATGGCGTTACTTAAATGCAGCTCAGCAAAATCCTGATGTCTTCCGTCAAAAATTACTCGTAATGGAGTAAAGAAAAAAGGGGTGATATTTCACCCCATTTTATTTTAATTATGAAAGATAACAAAAGCACAAGTCAAAAAGCAGATGCTTTTATAGCATCTTTAGGAACTGCAGGAGGTCCTATCGGATCACCTGATCTTGTAAATTTTGGTGGTGCAGACATACAAAGTCAATTATTATCTGGAAATATCAATGAATACGAAAGTATTAGAATGCGACAAGGAGATACAAGAATAGGTGATGCAGCAAAAATGCCTTCCGATTTAGATGCTTCATATGTAAAATTAAATTTACCCGGTTCACCATTACCAAATAATGGTTTACTAGCTCCACAGAATATCATAGGAGCACAGTCAACTCAAGGTTTAATTATATCTGATGAACAAAAATTTCTAGCACAATACTTACCTGCAGCAGGATTAAGTCAACTACCTATGGGTCAGCCTCCGCTAGAATCAGGAGAAGGTGCTTAAATCTATGAAACATAAAAAAAAGACAAGAATGGCGATGGAAGCTTTAGAAATGATCGCTGCAGAAAATCAAATGGCACAAATGTCCGAGGCTGATCTACAACCAGCAGATGGATATATTAACCCTTATGGAAGAATAGGAACTGTTCCTCCAAGTACATATTCTTTAGGAAATATGTTAAATGGAATTACAACTCAATCAGTAATTGATCCTTTAACTTAAATAAGTAGAATATTAAGTCAATTTATAATTGATACTAATGGAATTTATTTTCCAGTTTCAAAGAACACAAT